AATTCATTGAAAAATATCCAGATAAACTTTGGAATTGGTATAATATATCTATGAATCCAAATTTGACTATGGGATTCATTGAAAAATATCCAGATAAACTTTGGGGTTGGTATCAAATATCACAACATCCAAATATTTCTGTGGAAATTATTGAAAAATATCCAGATAAACTTTGGAATTGGTATAATATATCAAGCAATCCAAATTTGACTATGGGCTTCATTGAAAAATACTCAGATAAACCTTGGCATTGGCCTTCGTTATCATATAATCCAAATATTTCTATGGAAATTATTGATAGATATCCAGATAAACCTTGGAATTGGGATGCAATACCATGTAATCCAAATATTACTATAGAATTTATTGAAAAACACCTTGATAAACCCTGGAATTGGTTTTATATATCACAAAATAAATTTACAAAAGAAAAGGAATTATTCTATCAAAAATATTATCGTATTTACCTGGCAACATTCCGATTACAACAATACTTTAACCGAATGTATGACAATCCACAATATCTATTCTGTCGCAATAGACTAGATAAGTTATTTTCAGAATAATAAACACACCAAATTTAATATTGACACTTATAATTCGCATTGGTGTATTATAGTTATTGCCCGAGTAATTCAACTTGAGGTCGGATTTTGCGCATAAAATCTTCTTCCGCGCGTTTTGTATTTTTGCATTGTTTTATTAGCATTTCAACTTGATTATGAATTGGTAAGGCTTTCTCTCTAAGTTCATGACTATCACAATTTTTTTTAGGATTTTCTAAACATTTCCTACTAATTCCAGCACTAGAATATAAATCTTCTGCCATTGAATATATTTTTTGCGGACATTTTGAAATCCCGCATTCATCACTAAAAGTGCATTTCCCAGTATGTCCTTTCGGACCCATTTCGCCTTTTGCACCTCTGGGACCTGGGCTACCTGGATCGCTTCTCAATTTAATGTAATAAGATATTGATAAATAAATATTCATTATAGTCAATGTCGCTAAAGCAACAACAAACCAATATGCAATTCTTAAATTAAAATCATCAATAAATTGACTGATTACTAAAAGAATAACATAAATTAATATAATAACTAGTAATGTAATTCCCTCCATTATTATTATAAGTATTGATTATTATAATATGTATTGATTATTATTATAATATGTATTGATTATTATTATAATATGCATTGATGAATTTCATTTTACAATTTAAGAGATATTTCATTATAATATAATAGTTATGGAAGCTCGTAAAAATTGGAAACATTTTGGGAATTCGGAACCTGCCTGCGTGGTATGTGATGAAGTTTGTATTGAATACAACCCTGATATTTATAAATCAAAGAAGACAAAAAAATATATTATGGATTATGTTAGTGAATTTGGAGGGGATGGGTCTGATACATCTAAATTTGAGATGATTGGATGCGATGATGACACTAAATTTTATCAATCAATGACTAGATTTGGATATAAAAGACATGTGTTAGATAATGGGGTTCCTGCATCTTGCAGGCATTGTGGGTCAAATCATTGGTCTAAAGACTGTACTGTTAAGAAATATTATAAACAGTTAGATGACATTGATAATAAATTTAGTAAAAAACGTATTAAAACAAATGACGCGAAAAGTAAAGAATCATCAGATTCGCAATATTCGCCTCCACATAAAAGGCAAAGTGAAAATAAAGGTTTTTCTGTGAGGTTGGTAAATATTCCAGTTGGTATATCAACAGATGGATTAAATGCTTGGCTAGAACAGTTTAATATTGGAAGGTTTAGATTACATAGACCTAAAGATAATTACAAAGGCGGATTTAGAGATTTTGCATTTCTAAATTTTGTAAGTGAAGAAAGCGCGATTTTATCAACTCATAAAATTCAAAGAGTTAAATTGGGAAATTATATTATAACTGCCGAAATGGCAAAATACTAACGCTAAAATTGAATTTACATTTTACATATTTTACAATCATAACCAATACAACAAAGACAACAAAGATGGCAGATACAACAAAGACAACAAAGACAACTAAGATGGCAGATACAACTAAGATGACTAAAAAAACAAAAATGTTTTGTACGTTTTCGGGATTTGATAAAATGTTTCCAGAAACTAAATTAATTCATATATATTTCAAACATTCTGACGCAGTGGATAAAAATATATTATGTCGGGCAAAACACCATGCAATTGAAGTATATAATGAATACAACAAACCAATATTGGTAAAAGTTGATGAAATTGTTAATCCAGACAATAGTGATTTTTGTATTGCTAGATCAGTATTCGGATATTATAATGGAACTAAATTTACATACATGATTTATGAAAATAAAAGCATAACACTCTCAAATGCGGATGCATTTATAGATATGGTTACAGATGCATACCCAGACATCGATCCAGATGTATTTACACGTATCGATAGAGATTTGCTTTCGAAAATGGATAAATGTGTTATAAAGACTGTAATGTGTATTTTATATATTACGATGGTGTTGATTCTGATTTACAATATGTGGATTTATTGGGATTTTTATCCATCAAACCCAACTCCATTAGATATGTTTGAATGGTGTAAGTTAGTGCTATTTGAGGAAGAAAACATCTTTAATCTATATATAATACTCATTTTACATACTACACTACTATTTATGTGTTATAACTATGAAGACCTTGTAAAACGTCCAAATAGTATTAAGAATACATTTACACTCATAGAGCTAGAACACTTACATAATTCTGAAACATAAACACATTCGTCGTATATATATTTACAGTATGAATAATTATATTGAATTGAATTGAATTAAATATGAATTATAATCAAGTAGATATAAAAAAAGTCAAATTTGGAAAAGTTCAAAAATTTAAGCGAAAAACAATATTTTCACTAATACCTATTTTTTATAAAAATACTGAAGATTTGATTATAAAAAGCCCTAGATTATACGTGCCAAACTCAATAAAGCAATTTAGTGGTCGGAAATTATTGGATTTAATACTATATGATAACGATGATACAAATAGTGTATCTGAATTTATAACATTATTTGAACTACTAGAGGCTAAAATAAAAAAACAAATTAAATATGATTCTAGCAAATATAATTCAATAATAGGATTTGACGAATATCATCGTGCAAATAAAATGAAAATAGTTATAGAAAATGATATTGAAATATGTGGTTTGCGAGGTGAAGAAATACCATCAAATTTTCCAGTTCCAACATTTGGATATTTTGTTTTACATATAAAAAATATATGGAAAAGAGATACTTGTTGGGGTATCAATATACATTGTGAAGGCTGTATGATATTACCAAGTCAAATTTCAAGCCGTCCAATTATAAAAAAACTGAAATATATATTTGAGGATAAAATAGAAATCGATATAATTGGCAATTCAGATGAATATTCTAAATATTTCAAAATGAAAAAAATGGGAGTTCCAACTGTAGCCATTAAACATAAAATGCTTATGTCTGGCCTAAATTCTAATATAATTGATATGGATGAAAATACGCCGATTAAAATGGTAAATTCTATAAATGATAAAAGTGTTCCTAAAATTACAGCCAATTCTCTACTTAGTGTTGTGCTTAAAAAAGTCAATCCATCAGATATTATAATTCCAATAAAACCAGTAAAGCACGACATTCGAGTTCCAAGCCTAGACCAAATTCAGGATGCTAGAAAAAAATTAAAAGGTGCAATTATTATACGAAGATAACATTGACGGTTCGACTAAAGTATGCTCGAATTCTCCAAATTTCATTGGTCGAAGATTATTATTATCTGGCGGTTGTATGCAACTTAGGGCGTCATTCCAACCAAAATTAGTACAATCGTTATAATTATATTGATCTTCTGTGAGTTGTGGATATTGCATTTTTGAGATCGCTAGATGTGTTTTATTTTTACCAATTAAATTAGATTTTTCAATAACTTTATCTTGATAATTTGTTGGAATATATGGATAATTATGCTTAGATGTTTTATAAAAAGACTGTATCTTTTTCATTAAAGAATTTGGATCTAAACTATCTATTTCGCTCATTATTGGGAACTTAACCCCGATGTTATTAGTTGATTGTCTAGTATTATTAACCATATTGGTATTATTAACAGTATTAATAGTATTAATAGTATTAATATTATCAAGGAACATATAATCACACATGATATAAATTATTAGAACAATAATAGATGTCGCTAGAATCGAATTGCAATTGCACATTTTCGTAATACATTTTCCAATTATAACAGATATAAATATCAATAACAATATTAAATAGAAATCCATTTTATTATATTATAATAAGATATTAGATATTATATAATACATCTAGTATTTATCAATTATTTGAATAGTCAAATTTGGATTTCCGGATATATAATGCCAATTCCAAGGTTTATTTGAGTATTTTTCAATTATTTCCATAGTAATATTTGGATTTTGTTATATCCAATACCAATTTAAATTTTTTTCATATTTCACTAAGAAATTCCAATAATAATCATCCCATTTATTTTTGATATATTTTTTTACATGATATAGTCTTTTTGAAGTTGTCTTACTCATAGTATTATTTTTGATATTCTAGTATGTATAAAAAATATAATATTCAAAATATAATATTCAAAATATATTTTTATCTTAATAATAATATATTTTATAGGAATAGTATAAAATCATGTTTTGTTTTGTAATATAAAGGTATATCGATTTGTTCTTATACATATTATAATAAAATGTCAAATCGCAATAATACTAATAATACTAATAATACTAATAATACTAATAATACTAATAATACTAATAATACTAGTGAATTTTCAATACCTCTGAGTCCAGATAGTTTGGGGAGCACAGATACTCGAGAATTGGTAAGTATAATTGATAATACGCTAGCACAAGAATTTGGGACATCTAATTCGGTTTCAAGTTTTTTAAATGATTATATTCATCGTAATGGTACTCAAATGCCAACTTCTACGTTCCAATTACAACAAAGAATTACAAATGCGGGATGGTATTTACCAGACACTACATTAAAATATAGAATGTTAGATAAAGGGAGATTTTTAAATTGTTATGTATGTAATGAATTAATAAGTTTTTGTCAAGTTGGTGGAAGTAGAACACTTGCGCGCGAATCTTTCTCAAATGTTAATAGCCCACTTGTAGTTATGGAGAATGTATTTGTTTTATGCCATAAATGTGTATTGGATACAAATATAACAGAAGCCCCTAGAAATTACCGATCTATTATTCTTAATTATCGTAAAAGAACAGATTGGTTTGTCACTTTACATAAAATTAATATGGATTTAGAACAAGAGAAAATGGCAATGCTCGATAGAGAAATTATGTTACTGGGTCATGTAAATCAGTTGAGGAACGAGATTAATTCAATCCAACAAGATATAGTTGATTTGAAAACTAATATGGAAATAGAGAAAGCAAAGTATTTCAACTATTCTGCACAATTAGAAAATAATTTAACAATTTGTAAAGAATTAATAATTCAAAAAGATGAACTTCGGAAAAGTTTTGAAGGAGATGTTGAACTACTAAAGAAATTTACAAAACAAACAATGCGTAAATGTAATACATATGTCGAAGAAGTGTGCGGTAAAATGACAGACACATATCATAAAATTGTAGAAGATAATCAAAAAGATGTGGATACACTAGATAGTATGTTTAATATGGAAATTATTGGAAATGCACCTTGCCAAATATGCCGAAATAAAAAAATAAGTATATTTTTAAATCCATGTGGACACTGCATTTGCGAGGAGTGTTCTAATAGGTTTGTAGAGGAGAATAATTGCATATGTCCTTTTTGTAAGTCATTCGTAATTAAATATATGAAAATGTATTTAGGATTTTAATTTTACATTTTACATTTTACATTTTACATTTTACATTTAACAAAATAATATAAAAAATTGAATATAACATCTATTTTTATATTATTATTAAACAATTAACAACCAAACCAAAAATATTATTATTAACAAACCAAAAAACTATGACATTTCAAATTCAAAAAATTAAATCAAATCCCAAGGAATACGTAGAAACTGAATCTATTGATGAGATTGTAAATTTTATTAAATATGCAACAGATAAATACGAAAATCAGACAGAAGTTATAACGGACCAAATATTTGATATAATATGGAATGGTTTAAAAGAACGCGATCCAAATAATAAGGTTTTTAATTTGGTTGGAGCGCCAATTAGAAATGATATGCCAAAAACTACTTTACCCTATAGAATGCCATCATTAGATAAAATAAAGCCCACAAAGAATACTTTATCAAAGTGGTTAAATAACTTTCCATCAAAAGAATATCATATTAGCGAGAAATTAGATGGTTTATCTGTTATGGTAGTTTATAATCCAGAACCAAAATTATATACTAGAGGCAATGGAATTATTGGTAGAGATGTATCTTATTTAATACCGTATCTAAACATACCAAAAACATTACCAAAACACCTAAGCCTTCCAATGGCTATTCGAGGAGAATTAATTATGTCAAATGAAACTTTTAAAAATAAGTATTCTAGCCTCTTTCCAAAAGTGCGTTCCGTTGTGACTGGACTTATTATATCCAATAAACCCAACCCAGATACCTTAAAAGACAGTGAAATAGTATTTTATGAAATTATGTATCCAAAGAATATGAAACATTCCGAGCAATTACAAACATTAATAAATCTTAAAATTAAAACAGTTAAATATTATACTACAAACAATATATCGCTAGAAGGGCTAATTAAAACTTTACAAGAATATAGAAATAAATCTAAATATCCGACAGATGGTATTGTAATTGGAGATGACTCAAAACCATATAATATAACAGATAAGGCAACACCAGACCACGCATTTGCATTTAAAATGGCATTAGATGAACAACGTAAGAAGACGACAGTTATACGCGTTAATTGGAAACCATCAAAACACAATAAATTATCGCCGCAAATACATTATGAGCCTGTAATCATTGGGGGCGATACATTCCAATATACATCTGGATTTAATGCTAGATATATTTATCAAAATAAAATTGGTAAAGGAACCAAAATAACAATTATTCGGTCTGGGGATGTAATACCATATATTGATAATATAGAAAAATCAACAGAAGCAGATATGCCTACATCAAAATGGCATTGGGGGAAATCAAATGTTGATATTTATCTAGATAATCCAGCACAAGATACAGATAAAGCCATATTAAAGCATTTCTTTACGACTTTACAAATTCCATATATAAATGTCGGTGTAATAGATAAATTATATAATTCTGGGTATGATACAATTAGTAAATTATACTATATGTCAAAATCAGATTTATTAGAGATTGATGGGATTAAAGAAACTATGTCCGATAAAATACATTCTAGCATACATGATATTCTAGATAAGCCAATTGATTTAGCTTTATTAATGACTGCAAGTAATCAATTCGGACATGGTTTTGGAATTAAAAAATTTCAACCGCTACTAGATAAATATTCTAATTCTAATTGGCACTCAATATCATTTGATGACATTCAAAATGTGGAAGGTTATAGTGAAAAAACAGCAAATAAATATATGATTGGTGTTCCAAAATTCAAAGATTTTCTGAAACAACATCCATTCTTATCAATAAATTCAAAGAATACACAAATCAAGCACGGAAAACTATCTGGAAAAACGTTTGTTTTAACGGGCACTAGAGCATTAGAAAAAATCATTATAGACCTTGGTGGGAAAATATCATCTAGTGTTTCAAATAATATATTTGCAGTTATCGCAAAAGATAAAGACTCTGCTTCTAGCAAATTACAGAAAGCCACCAAATTAAATATAATGATTCTCACACCAGAAGAATTTACATCAAAATATACTTAATATATTGACATGCATAATAATAATAATAATAATAATAATAGTAATATATTTTAACATTTTTTAACATTTTTTAACATTTTTAATACCTTTGATATGCATAT